GCTGATCGCGCTGGTCGGCGCGGCGGTCACGACGATACGCCGGGGGTGATGGCGCCCCCCTTACCCCTGTGGTAAGATGGTATCTGTGGGGCCCGCCGTGGGCCCCGAGGAGGTCACAATGTCGCAGCCCGCCGTCACCGCCCGCACCGACGCCCTGCAGCACGCGATCGACACCATTGTCGTGGCTCTTCGGGGCAGCGCGCGAACCAGCGATGTGGACGTGGACCGCGAGCCGCGTACCAGCACAGTCCGAGTCACGAAGAACGACGCCGGGATCGTGAGCTTGGTCGTGGACGGCGAGCACGCCGTGACGATCGGCCTGAACATCGTGGCACCCTGACCCATCCACCCGCGGGGGCCGTCTCGATCTGGGGCGGCCCCCGCCCTGTACTGGGGGACAACCAGTGCCCATCACTTTCGATAACGACCCCACCCGATTCGAGATCTACGCCCACGCCGGTGTCGAGGGCGCCGACCCGCTCCCGGCCCAGTACCGCTCGGGCGAGTTCCGCCCGGCCCGCATCACGGTCGCCACGAGCTGGACCACCGCGCGCCCCGTGCGCCTCACCTTCGTGACCGTGTCCGGCCCGATCGTAAAGCGGGATGGCACCAACGGCCAGCAGCGCGGCAAGATGGGCTGGGGCCCGTCCAACCTCGACCACGCCCCCGAGTGGGTCCGGATCTTCGTGCAGACCTTCGAGGAGATGCATCGTGGCTGACTACGTCTCCCTGCCCGACGGCCCTGCCTCGCCGGAGACGCCGGAGCTGGACAAGATGCACGCGGCGCGCGCCGACTCGCAGCCCGTGGGCGAGTTCCTGGAGTGGCTGTCGAACCAGGGCCTGCAGATCTGCCGGTTCAACCGCGGGATCGAGCAGTACCAGGCCGACTACCGCACGATCGAGCAGATGCTGGCCGACTGGAAGGGGATCAACCTCACGCAGGTCGAGACCGAGCGCCGGGCGGTTATCGCCTGGTTCCAGGAGACGAACCGATGAGCAACCACGTCCAGCCCGTCCCGGGAATGCGCGGGCGGCACCGCCTGAAGCCCACCTGGCTCGACGCCATCTGGAGGATGGCGGTCGCAGGTTTTGTGGTCTGGGCCTATGCCCGGCTGTCGCTGGTCCCCGAGCCGGATTACCGGTTCGCCCAGATCGTGTTCACCTGGGTTGGCTGGCCCTTCGCCGGAGCGGTCGTCGCTTCGGCCGCCCTGACCGTCTACGAGTGGCTGCGGGTGAAGTGATGCCGGTGTTGATCGTCCTCGGTCTGGGGGCTCTCGCGTTCGCCGCTTGGCTCGTAGTCCAGGCGGTCAACTGGGTGGCGGCCAACCTCTGGGTCCTCGCGGTCCCGGTGGGTTGGCTGCTCATCACGATCATCATCGCCCGCAGCTGGCCGGAGCGCGAGCGTCGGCCCCAGGTTTGGAGACCACCAGTGCCCGAGCGGGACCAGCCGCAAACCGTGATCCATCGCCACGTGGTCGAGCATCACCACATCGTGGAGCATCACCACTACGTCGAACACCGGCACGTCTACATGGGCGAGGCCGCGCCGATGCCCCGTCCGACCCCCTCGCTTGGCCGGGGACGGCCTGAGCTTACCGCGCCGGTAGTCGTGCCCGGCCAGATCGTCAACGACATAAGGAAGGAACTCCCGTGGGCCTGATCCCCCCGCCCTGGCTGCAGGAGGTCGTCCGCCTCACCGCGCCGAAGGTGCACGCCCAGATCCAGGTCGTGCTCGAAGCGTACGCGACCGCGCGGGACGACGCCTGCCCCTTCACCGAGCCGACCCTAGAATGCGGCGACTGCGGCACTCGGGTCATGCTCCAGGAGTCGCGCGTGCGGAAGCTGCGGGCCGAGTGGTGGGAGATCGTGGTCTGCGATCACGAGCGCGGCCACTCCCGCTGCCGGGCGATGTACCTGCCGCACTCCCGCAAGCGCTGTCGCCTGGCCCAGGGCAAGGCGGGCCGGTCGGCTCTGCCCTGGATCTTCGACGGGGTCTGACCGGGCTGTGCGGCACAGCGACCCGAACTGTGCGGCACAGGTAAACTTTGATCGTGACCACCGCCCCCTCTCCTTTCGAGCTGGCCGCCCGCCGGTACGAACGGAAGGGGGCGGCTCGCTATCTATACGACCCCGTGGGGTTCGCCCGCGATTGCATCGACTGGGACGCCGCCCGCTCGGACGGGCTGGCCCCCTACCAGGAAGACGTCCTGGCCACGCTCGTGCAGGACCACCGCCTGGCCGTCCGCGCCCCGCACGGCACCGGTAAGACCGGTATCGGCTCGATCACCGTCTGGTGGTTCGCCCTGACCCGCGACGCCGCCCGGATCGACTGGAAGGCCGTCACGACCGCGGGCGCCTGGCGCCAGCTCGAAAAATACCTGTGGCCCGAGATCCACAAATGGGCGAAGCACATCCGCTGGGATGTCGTCGGCCGGACCCAGCCCGTCCCCGGGCGCGACCTGCTGGACATGTCGTTCAAGGGGAACTACGGCCAGGCGTTCGCCGTCGCCTCCTCCGATCCGGCCCTGGTCGAGGGCGCGCACGCCGACTCGCTCCTGTTCCTGTACGACGAGTCCAAGGCGGTGCGCGCCGACGTCTTCGACGCCACCGAGGGCGCCTTCTCGGGCGCGAAGGACACCGGCCTACCCGAGGCGTTCGCGCTGGCCATCTCGACCCCCGGCGCCCCCTCGGGCCGCTTCTACGAGATCCACACGCGCCGACCTGGCCTGGAGGACTGGCGCACGCGGCACATCACCCTCGCGGAGGCACAGGCCGCTGGCCGGATCTCGGTCGAGTGGGCCGCGCGCCGGGCCCGCCAGTGGGGCTTCGACTCTGCCCTGTACGCGAACCGCGTCTTGGGGGAGTTCCACTCCGGCGCCGAAGACTCGGTGCTGCCCCTGTCCTGGGTCGAGGCGGCCGTCGAGCGCTGGCGCGACTGGGTCGACGCCGGGAGCCCGCCCAACCCTGGCCGCGCGGTCTACGGGGTCGACGTCGCCCGAGGCGGAGCCGACCTCACCTGCATCGCGCGCCGGGTCGGCTCGGTGATCGAGGAGTTCGAGACCTACAACATCGCCGACACCGCGACGATCGCCCGGCTGGTCGACCGCAAGATGGACTTCGTGCAGGACCACGCGGTCGTAGACATCATCGGAGTCGGGGCCGGAGTCGGGGACATCCTGGCCGCGCCCCTGGACGGCAAGGGCTACCAGCGGTCGGTGACCCGGTACAACGCGGGCCGCAAGAGCACGCGCCGAGACCGCTCGGGCGAACTCGGGTTCGGTCGCCAGCGAGCCGCGCTGTGGTGGTACATGCGGGAGTCGCTGGACCCCGCCTTCGAGCCGATCCTGGCCATCCCCGACGATGACGACCTGCTGGCCGAGCTGACCGCCCCCATCTGGTGGGTCACCCCGGGTAACAAGATCGAAGTCGAGAGCAAAGATGACATCCGCGAGCGGATCGGGCGCTCGACCGACCGCGCCGACGCCGTCCTGCAGACCCTGGCCACCGACTCGGAATGGGACGAGCGCGGGAACTCGGGTGGTTCCATTTACCTACCGTACTCGGACGCCGAAACCTCGGTGGCGCCGGACGACCTGCCCGTCATGACCTGGAGCTGATTACGTGACCTCGACCGAGACGCCGACCCCTGGCCAGGAGCGCGACCCGGAGCTGGGAGCCCTGACCGCCGACGACATCGGCCAGTTCGACGAGGAGCGCACGACCGCGTTCGACTGGCTGGGCCGCCCGCCCGAGCTTTGGTGGGACGAGCAGCGGGTCATCCAGCGCCCCGACCGCCAGTACAACAAGCGCATCGAGCAGATGCTCGGGATGGACGGGCGAGCTCGCGCGGTCGAGGCCGCGATCACCCTCCCGATCCGCCAGGCGACGCCCAAGATCGAGCCGACCGACGACGACAAGGGCCAGGCCGAGTTCGTCGAGGAGGCGCTGTTCTCGCCGATGGAAGACGGCGGGATGCGGACTCCGATGGCGACCTTCATCGGCCAGGTCGCGAACGCCCTGTGCGTGAAGCGCACCTTCCACGAGAAGGTGTTCACCCGGCGCGAGGACGGGAAGGTCGTCTACAAGAAGCTGGCCTGGCGCCCGCCGGAGTCCTGCGAGGTCTGGCGCGACGTCCGCACCGCCGAGATCCTCGGGTTCCGCCAGTACCAGTACCTGGACGAGCAGGGACGCCCGATCGGGGCCGCCTCCACCGACTCGTTCGATCAGGCCGATCCCACCTGGCGGACCGTGCGCCAGCCCTACTCGTTCATCTACACGCACGGGATGCACCGCGATCCGCTGGCCGGGATCTCCGATCTCGAAGTCGCGCTCTGGGCGCACGAGATGAAGCTCAAGGTCGTCTGGCTCTGGCACGCCTTCCTGGACGGGCAGTCCACCCCGCGGATCGCGGTCTACGGCAAGGACAAGCCGGAGGTCGAGAAGCGGGCAAAGGCGATGGCCTCGCTGCGCGGAGGCGGGGTCGCGGGCTTCATCCGCCAGTCCTCCGAGGAGAACGTCTTCGACGCGATCGAGTCGGCAGGCTCGGGAGCGACCGCCTTCCAGGAGATGATCCGCTGGCTCGATAACGTCCAGTCCGAGTCGGTGATGGCCGGACACCTGGGCCTGACCGGAGGGGCGACCGAGGGCCGGGGTTCGCTGGCCCTGTCCCAGGACGCGTCCGGGCTGTACCTGGCCAGTCGGCAGGGCGTCGCGCGCGAGGTCGCCGACGCGATCACCGCCGACATCGTGGCCCCCCTGGTCGCGATCAACTTCGGCGCTGGCACCTCGGTCCCGCGGTTCACCTTCGAGAGCGTCGACACCAGCAAGACCGCCCACATCATGGAGATGTTCAACATCCTGTCGGTGGCTGGCTCGACCCAGATCCCGGGCGAGTTCATCCTGCTCCTGATGGAGGAGGTCGCGCAGTATCTGGACATGCCGACCGACAAGGTCGAGGCGATGATTGAGGAGCAGGAGAAGTCGATCAAGCAGGGGCGCGAGTCGGCCGCCCAGATGGCGGAGGCCGTCGCCAACGGGGACGTCGCGGCGCCCGAGGTCGGACCCGACGGAAAGCCTGTGCCGCCCAAGCCGGGCGCCGCTGGTCCTCCCCAGGCCGGGCCGGGATCGCCGGTCGGCGACAAGGTCGATGCCACGGTGTCGGTCGTGCGGGGCGCCCAGAAGCAGCGCGCCTCGGGTGGGCGTCGGGCCCGCTAATGGCCAGCCGCTATCGGTACTCGAACACGCAGGTCGTGCTGGGGACGCTCCTGGCCGCGCTGCTGGCCGGAGCCCCGATCGCCGTGATCGTCGGCATCCTGCTCCTGCTCGCCCGGGTGAACGAGCGCGGGGCGCAGCTGCTGGCCGACGAGTTCCCCGAGGCGTTCGACATCCCGAAGCCCTCGGCGATCCACGCCGACGCGCTGGCCAACGTGTTCCGGCAGAACGCCCAGCGCCGGGCGGCCTACCTGTCGGTGGCGGCCGAGCGCCTGACCCGCGCCGTCATGTCCGAGTCCCCGCTGGAGCTGGCGCGCGCCCTGAACGCCGAGCGCCGCTTCCTGGACCAGCACATCGAGGCGTGCCAGGGGCGGGTCGAGGCGGCTATGCAGGTCGAGTTCGCGCTGCGCACCGTGGGCCGAGGAGTGATGCTCGGGTGGAAGGCGCGCATGGACGACCGGACCTCCGCCGAGTGCCGCCTGGCCAACGGCCGGAACTTCAGCGCCGCGCGGATCCCGCCGATCGGCTACCCCGGGACGGTCCACCCGCACTGCCGCTGTCGCGCGGTCGCCCCCTTCGCTACCGAGCTGCGGGTCGAGGACATCGCGCCCGATCCCCGTCGGGCTGCGGCTTGACCGCCACCGTACCAGAGAGGTAAAATCCCCCCATGGCCGACTTCTCCCCCGAGCTTCACCCCCGGGATCCCGGGGGCAAGTTCGCGCGTAAGGGCCTGATCCACCACACCGCGCCGGAGCGGGCGAAGCTCATCCGCGACGGCGGGTTCAAGGTCAACGTCGCGAGCGAGCACGGGTCGCTGTTCGGCCTGGGCGTGAACCTCTCGACCGACGAGCGCTCGGGGCGGCTGTACAACGCCGAGTCGACCCGCGACATCACCGGCTACAACGCCGAGCGGATCAACGTCTCGGCCGACGTCCGCAACCCGTACCGCGTCACCGTGCCGACCGGCTCATTCACTCCGGGCGAGTACCTCGAAAAGCAGATGCGCCGGGACGGCCTGCTGGCCAAGGGCGAGACGATCGGGCGTGGGCGCTGGGACCCGAGGCGGGGCCCGATGATCACCGCCGCGCTGCAGCGCGAGGGGTACGACGCGGTCGAGGTGGTCGAGGTCGGCGGGATCTCGCACGAGGTCGGAGGCAACCAGCTCATCGTATTCGATCCGGCCCGCGTGCACGTCGAGGCCCCCGCGCCCAGGAAGGCTCCGGCGAGGCCGAAGTCCCCCGCGCGCCGGGTTACCGCCCCCGCCCCCGCGAAGACCGCCCCCGCCCCCTCTCCGGGGGTCGCGAACCCCAAGGCGACGGCGGCTGGGCTGCGCGAGTCGGCCGCGAAGCTGGAGAAGGTCGGGCTCAAGGCGAAGGCGCAGGTCCTGCGCGATCGAGCGGACGAGCTAGACCCTCGCTGACCGCTGGCGCGCGTCCTTACCACCGTGGTACGGTTATTACCTAGCCGGTAAGACCCCCCACGAGAGGACACCCGCCATGCCACGAGGCAACCCGTCACCCGCCAGCCGCTTCGGCAAGGTCCGAGTCCAGGACGGCGAGACCGTCCGCGACTACAAGACCGACACCAGCAAGCTCGGGCCCGGTCGCCCGTACGTTCCGGCCAAGGTCCAGCAGGGCGTGAAGAACCCGCAGAACAGGCACTGACCGCTCCCCAGTTCCGGCCCCTCGTCCACCTCGGGCGGGGGGGCCGACCTGTATGGTGCCCTGGTTTACCCTCGTGGTAAAATTACCCCATGCAGCGAATCCCCGCCCCCGCAGGCGCTCTGATCATCCGCACCGGCGCTGGGTTCTGCGCCTGCGGTTGCCTGGAGCGCGTCGCCGAGGGCCGGACCTTCCGCCCGGGACACGACGCCCGGCTCAAGGGGAAGCTCATCCGCGCGGGCCGCCAGCTCCGCCCGGTCTTCAATGAGACGTACGCCTGGGAGCCGGTGGGCGTGCTCGTGGTCGACGGCCAGGAGATCATCGCCTCCGACGACCTTCCCGAGGGCTGGGAAGACGGCGATCCCGCCCCGGTCTTCGACTACAACAGCCAGCACCTGAACTGCACCTGGACCGCGTACGAGTACGGCTACCACTGCCTGTCCGAGCGCGGCGCGTCCGCCCTGTGGCGCGCCATCGAGAACCCGACCTACCGTCGCGGTTCGAACTGATTGAGAAGGAGCACCCCATGCACAACGAGCTGCGCCACCGACCCGCCGCTGGCAACTTCGAGATCGTCTACCTGGCCGAGGTCGACCGCCAGGGGACGGTCGTCCGGATCCTGCAGGACAAGCTGGGCTTCATGCGCAAGTCGCCCGCCGGAATCGTCGCGATGATCCCGGGATCGTTCCGCGACGTCTACCCGACGTCGGATATCGCCTTCGAGGCGATCAGCGAGGAGCTGGTCACGAGCGGCAAGGTCGCGGAGCCCGCGATCCGGCGAGGCGTCCGGTACTGCGACGACCCCGGAGCTGGGGCGAACATCAAGTCCTACTCGATCGACCAGCTGCTGGCGCAGGTGAAGCGGCCCGGCACGTGCCCGGAGCAGATGTTCGGGGAGATCGAGCGACGCGCCCGCGTGCACGACGGCGAGAAGGTCGCGGGCGACGACTCGCGCCCCTGGCTCCTGTGCGCCGGTGAGTACAGCGACTACACGGT